AACCAGTAGTGGTTCATGACTTTACTCGTCAGCCTGGTCAAACCGTTCAACTTGATCGCTACAAATTCTGGGGCACTCCTGGTACTAAGGATAGCCGCGAACGTATTTCCGATCAAACCATTGGTACCGCTAACAGCCGTAACATCACTAAGGAGAAAGTCCTTGTGGTGCTTAAGGAATACACTGGCCCTGCGGATCCTTCTGATCCTACTCAACCCAGTACCTTTAAGATTGCTCGTGAAACTCTGATTACTGCTCAGCGCATGTTGCTGGACACAGGTAATCTGAATATGTTCCACCAGTCTATTGGCTCCCTTACACTTCTTGATGATTATCGCCGTTGGCGTGATCGTGTGTTTATTGATGAACTAGCCAAAGCAGAAGCTAATGGTGAAGCATCAACATCACAAGGTGGTTACTACTTCCCAACTGGTGTTGCTAAGGATTCCAGTGGCCGTATTTCTTACACCACTGCTCAGTACACAGCTAACTCACAACAGTTCCACGTATCTACCGACCTGTTGAATGTAGTTAAGGATCTCCGTAAGCGCAACGTACCTACCTTCTCTGATGGTTTGTATCGTTGTATTTGCGATCCTACTTTCATGATGCACTTGCGTCGTGATGCTGACTTCCGTGAAATCGCACGTTATTCAGGTAATCCTGGCCAAGGCATGTATATGTCTGGCAATCCCATGATGCCTAATAACGCTAGCTTCTACCAAGGTCCTCAAGCGGGCCAAGGTTACTTCCTGGCTGGTGAACCTGTAATGCCTACTGGCGTTCAGTTTGAAGGTGTTAAATTCTATGAATCTACCAACTTCCCAACCAAGAATATTACAGCTAGCTTTACTGATGCTCCTGCTTATACTTCCCAGGAAGTAGCCCAAGGTTTCTTCTTTGGCCCTCAAGCAGTAGGCGTTGGTGTAGGTGGTCCTAATGCTCAAGTTCTCATTAACAATAATGATGACTTCAGCCGCTTTATCATTCTCATCTGGCAACTGTATGCTGGTTTTGAAATCCTGAACAAGGACTTTGTTACCACTGCTTACAGCTTCGTCAGCGATGACGGCGTTCTTTGATACAATAAATAAAACAACAAGGAGAAATAAATGACTTATTTGACTTCCAAAAAGATCTACCCTGGTAACTGGGTAGAAGCTCTTAATGGCTGGTACAAAAACTTTGATTCTACTGGCGCTGGTGGAACTGCAGATGCGTCTAAGGCTGGTCCTACATCTGTTCTAGCTATTCCTGGCTATCGTTACTTTCAGCAACGTGGTTATGTTCCTGTAACCTGGACGTCTGGTGATTCTGCTACTTATGGTCAAACCATGAGTGTTATCATCCCATCTCCTTACAGGCAAGATGATACCCGTACTGATATTACCGGAATGGTAATCAGTGGTAACTCCACCCAAGCAGGCTATGTTTACCGCGCTGCAATCTCCGTTGGTTCTGGCTGGGGAGACAATCGTGTTGCTTCTGGTGTTTATGCCGCAACAGGTAACGTAATTGCCTTTGGTCGTGACAGTTCTGGTCCAGTTGCTGCTTCTGGTGAACCAGTTGCTGCTGCTGTATTATCTTCTACTGTTTCAGGTGAAGGTGCAGGTACTGTTTATTTTGCAGGCGGTAATCAAGCCTTTGGTTCAGTTCCTGTATTTATTGGACCTGCCTCTGGCCTACAAGTTACAGCTGGTTCAGGTTTTGTAAACAGTGGTGCTGTATACAAACAGATCACTTCTGCTACAACCTTTAAGGTATACGCCAAATCTTCTGGTGATGCCACTGCTGTTTCAGGCGGTGTGTACATTTCACAAGCAGACAAAAATGCTGGTTTAACCGGTTACCTGTTTGTGGAAGTTTGCTACCTGGTTCCCGATAACGCCCCTGATTACAGTGATTTGGAAGCTTATCTTAATAATCGGACCGTCAGTTCGACTTAATTAGGGTAAACTAATACCAGAACACCTGGTACCCATGCTTTATCAACACACCAAAACCGGCGCTCGGGTCAAAGTTATTAGTGAATGGGATAACGGCGAATGGTTTATGGTCGAAGATCAGGACGGTCGCCTTTATACCGTATACAAGACTGAGATCAAGCCGGATGAGTCAGCCACTAAAACGGTTAAGACTCTACAGGTAAAAGATAAAGCAGCAAAGGAAGCGCCCCGTGCTTTTCCCCCAGATCATCGCTTGAATATTAATTCAGCAACCGCTCAAATGATTGCTGACCATATTAAAGGGATTGGTCTCAAGACAGCACGTGAGATTAAAGACATACAGATGAGTCTTTCTGGTGAAAAGTTCAGCAATCTAGATCAGTTAAAACAGATCAAACGTGTTGATTGGGACTCTGTATTTGCTGCTAACCTGGTACGAGTGTGATATAAGCCCTGCTTCGGTGGGGCTTCTTCATTTTAGAATTGAAATAAAGTAGTAAAATGACAAACTCAGGTGGTAGATTCTTTGTAGGAAATATTGGCAGTACTGGTACAGCTACTGGTCCTCATATTCATAAATACGTTAAAGATTTAAAGACAGGTTCTTATATTGATCCATCGACAATTAAAAGCGCTTTAACCGGGATTCAGATAGGAGAGAAAAGAATTCCTTTGGTTAGACGCACTTCTACGGGTGGTTTTGAGTGGAATCCAGATACAGGATTAGTAGTTACCTCACCGTTTGGAAAAAGAACAGCACCAACGGCAGGAGCATCGACTGATCATAAAGGCATCGATTTTGGTGGCGCAGCTGGAACACCAGTTTATTTACAAGGTTATGGTAAAGCATTACCTGTGCCATCAGCAGGTGGTTACGGTAACTTAATGACGTTTAGAACAGGAGATAATAAATATGAATTAGGTTTTGGTCATATGAGTAAGCTGGGACCAGAAGCGCAGGTATATGCATCAAATTTAAATTCAAAACCAGCAGTACCTTCAATTGAACAACGTCAACAAGAACAGTTAATAGGCGCTGGTACAGCGTTGGCTTTAATAAGTAAATTATTTGGACAAGCAAAAAACGATAAAGATAGTTCCCGTGGTTTATACAGCAGTTTAGTTGGATCAATGTTAAACCCTAAACAAGACACAACCACAGATTTTTTAATGAATTACATGATGCAAAATCCGTATGAAGCATAAGATTGATTTATTACACCTATAATAAAAGAATGATGGTAACAAGAAGTGCAGCTATCTGATTTTGACAAAAGTAGAGTAAGGTACCATCTAGGTTATTTTACTGTTTCTATTCCAGCAGGAGACTATGCTCGTCTGGAAGAAGCAATGAATACTATACCTGATTCTTATTTCTACAATAAGATTACTATTCAGGTTGGTCGTTGTGATACAGCAGAAAAGAAAACTGAAGTTGCAAGTTCTCCTTCTACTAGGATTGAAAGTATTCTTGGAGACGTAGACCGTACTATTCGATCTTCTAATGCAAAAGAAGCTCTTAAAGTATGGGATGAAATATACTTGTATGAAACAAATCGACTAGCCATGATTCTTTATGTGCCAAATTATAAAGATCCGTTCCAAGCTCGATATCGTTATGAGCGTTCAGGTGCTGAATATATTCAAGCATTACCTGGACCCGCAGATACTGCCGTAGGTAGTAATCTTTATCTTCACGTAAACCACAGGTAGTGTCATGAATCCATTTGAGAAGTTTATTCAAAAAGCATCCGGATTAAATCCAGTCGGTAGAGTTGGAGGATTATTTAATAAACCAATTGGTAGATTAAGCTCTGTAGGCGCTTTAGTAGACACTGGATATAAAGGAGCTACACAGCAATCACGTCTAGGAGGGCTTTTTACCCCTGAAGGAGCCGCATATAATGTAGTAAGAAATGCTACAGGAGGCCCCTTTTCGCTATTACCTCAAGTGGTATCGGGACTACAAGAGTTGCCTTATGGCTCAAGGACACTTGGCCTTGCCACAAACAGTCTTGCTAATGAAATAAAATATGGTGGATCAAAAATAGCAAATGAAGCCAATTATATTATTGATCGTTTAAAACTAGGTAATCTACCTTATGGCGAAGTAGATAGGCGTATAAACACAGGTGATTATGGAAGGAATGCTCCTCCAGGAAGCGGTAAGTTCTTTGGGACAATGACGTATTCCCCAGAAGGCTCTCTTGATAACGCTCCAGCTCGTGAACGCGCTTATGCTGCAGAGCTCTCCAGTACTGCGCAACAAGCAGCACAGAATCCTATGTTAAATCAATATAGATCTTTAAGTAAAACAGATCCAACAGCGGCCCTTAATTTAGGCATGCAAATGTGGGCACAAGCAAACCCTGGCTTGGCGCAAAAAGTTAAACCTGGTCAGTCAGGATATGAGGCTATTCAACCGGCCATTGATAATTATTATACTAATCAGTACCGTGATTATGGAGAACCTGCCTCAACACCTATTACTCCCCCTGGACCGACAGAAGAAGAAATACAAGCTTATTATAAAAACCAATACCGCGATTATGGTGAACCAATATTTAATCCTGCTGAAATGTTAAACTATAAAAAATAATAATTATTTAATTCTTGGCATTGTAAACCATATAAGTCCAAGCCAGCTGGATAAGAATCTTTGATTCATGGGGACCAGTGTTGTTGCAATAAACTGATGACTCTTTGTCCTAATTTCGTTAGACGCCTTGCAGCTACCGTTAGCTTGATTACGTCTGTTCAAGCCGTATTCACGCCAGGTCTCAAGGCCGATTCAAATTGGGTTAGCTGAAATACCATTAAAAATAGAATTTATGGCACCACGTACAGTACAACAGATTTTTGGGCTTAAAGATCCAGAAGTTAATATGCTTACTGTCCTTTCTGGATTAGAAGGATATAGGGGGCACGGTGGAAAAGACACTGCTGCTGTAGCTGCAAACGCTCTTTCTAGAATGTTAAGTGGACGGTGGGGAGGTAAAGATATTAGTAGCGTCATCAAAGCCCCTGGGCAATATGAAGCTGTTTTTAAATATTCAAAACAACAATTAGCTGATCCTGCTTTTGGCGCAAAAGTATTAGGTGGACAAGACGAATACAATCGAATACGAAACATTGTAAATAATCCAGATCTTGTCAAACAAGCGTATGAAGCTTCCAGAGGAGCACAATCTTTTCGTGGTACAGCTGCATATGCGCACAAAAAACCCACTGATTACGTACCTGTCCCAGGGAAAAGTAACTATTACTTTGATCCTTTAGATAAAACTGTTTACAATAAAGGGCTACAGCTCTTCGGTGGAGCAGGAGCACCCCCAGCAAAACCCAAAGAAGTTTCTTCTGCTCTGGGATTAGAAAATCTTGTTGCAGGAGGTAATTTATTTGGTAAAGAAACATTAGAAAATTTTATGAAACAAGGTCTACAAGAAGAACTTTTAACTAGTTTATTTCAACCAGAAGAAGATAAGACCAATCTATTTGCCCAACTTCTGAATCAAACTAGACCATATTAAAGTTCAATAAGCTAGAATTTAAATACGAAGAATTAAGGTAAGAAACTTGTCATCTACTTCCACAAATAAACAACCACTGTTTATTGATCGTCCTTTATTTGATACTGTACGTGTAACAACACAGACAGTTGGTAGTGCAGGCTCCAATACACTAGAGGTACAAGGTGGGCAGGTTCCTTCTATCCTTGTTGATGTAGATGCAGCTCTTAGTGATGACACGAACAATGGTGTTGTTGTAGACTCTATTACAATCGCCCGCAGTGATTTCTATAGGCCAGCAGATTACACCCTGAGTGCAGGCACATCAGGTACGGTAGTTTCAATTGCCAGTGGTCAAGTTATCAATGTAACAACAACAGGAAGTTTCACTGGTGCAGGTGTTGTTGAAAGCGGTATTGGTTATTACACATATACAGGATCAACTACATTAACAGGCGTTAACACAACACTACGTTACTCAGGTGGCACCTCCTCAGGCTTTACATATAAAGGTGTATCCTATGGGCAACAACCTGCCGTAACGTTTGTCTTCTATCAAACCCGTGGTACAACAGTGCCAATCCCCGCATCTTTTGATTACCACATATTATTTGCTAAGACTGTTCCTGATGGTAGCGGTGTGATTGATTGCTCTGATGTGATGCCCCAATTGGCTGCTCCTGTGGTGTCTGCTGGTAATACCA